TGCGGAATTTTAGGAAGACCTTTTTCATCCTTTTTAGCGGTTTTTTTGTGGTCTTTAACGGGGCGCTTTGAGGGGTTGCCTCGAATCAAATGCAGGCGTGGCGGGGTTTTCGGAGGTCCTGACATAATCGGTCTTACCTATCAATCGTTTGTTCACATTTCCAAAAAAAAGTTTTCGAACCTGCGGCGATGTGAGGAAGGGTCAGGCGGCGGTACTGAGCAGCCAGGGCGGCAGAGATTTGCCCCGCCCCTCCCCTACAGATGAGAACTGTTATCAATTGATGCGTTCGCGCGCTGTTTTTGCTTTATGACAGGGCCAGCACAGACTCTGCAGGTTACTGTCTGCATCCGTGCCACCATGAGCTTTCGGAATGATGTGGTCCACAGTTCTGGCTTCAACGGCTCTCCCATTGCGCATGCAGTTCTGACACAGATGATTATCACGCTTCAGTATGCGCGCACGTATGGCATCCCATTTCGAGCCATAGCCACGCTGGTGGCGGCTCAGTCCGCGCTGATGCTGTACCCATCCTTCGCCACGATGTTTATCGCAGTAACCAGAACTGTCTGTGGTTGTACCTGCACATCCACGCTTACGGCAGGCGCGCGGGATTTGTGATGGCATAGAATTTCGCTCCTCTAAAAAATATTCTGCTCTCACCGTCGGTCAGTTCTGCATACACTGCCGGACACCGTCGACAATTTCGCAGACCTGAGAAGCCATATCGAAAAGCTGGCGCGCCTTATCCATGCTGACGCATCCCACCAAGAAAAAAGGCACCAGTATCGCTACCAGTGCCCATTTCGCCGTTGTTCGCGGCATTCTGTGTATCCAGTGTTTTCTGCTCATAACACACCTGGTTATCAGCGTTTCAACTGAAAGTGAGGCCCGTCTTTCAGTGTTTTCCAGTCCCCGCCCCATTCGATGGCAGTTCCCAGCTCTGCGGCAGCCTGCTTAAATGCCTGCGCGATTTTCTCGTACAGAGCCCAGTCCCATGACACCTGGCTGCCAACGTAAGCCACAACATCCACCGCATCACCGGTCAGGTGACGACTGTTCATGGTCTGGCTCTTGCCTTCTGCAACCAGCTGTTTCTGGCGTTCTTTCGTGCGCAGGCCTTCCGTAATACCGAAATCAACCTCCGTCAGCTCCAGCGCACGGCGAACGACAGCAACCAGCTGTGGTTTAACGCCCTCCAGATTTCTTTCGCTACGACAACTGAATCTGAATTTCCCCGGCATACTCACCTCAACAATGGAAAGATTCTTGTGACGTTCCCGCGTGCACGTATCACCAGCACGCAGAACAGCAGATTAAAAAACACTTCAGGCCAGCCCGTTGCTAACGGGCGACCACACAGATAGCTGAGGGGCGCAAAGGCATACAGCAGCATCAACAGCCAGGCCAGCCATGACATCAGCGGTTTATGTCTGGAATCACGGCGACGATAAAAAAAGAGCGTCAGCACGATAACCGTGCATAACGCCACATTCAGCAATCCGGGAAGGTTACTTAACATTGCCGCCTCCTCCACCCCGCAGGCGGGAGAACAGGCCGGACACCAGCGATGTAATATCCTGCTGGTGGATGAACGAGAGAATCTTCACCGACACCACTGACACCAGTACTGCACACAATGCGTCGACAGGTGCACCGTCAAACTCTGTATGCTTTACCAGCCAGGATGCCAGAACCTCTGCGCCCAGCACGCCGATAATGAACGACACCAGAAAATGCGCCGCCACACGCCAAGCTGAAAGCGCCTGCGGCATCGTTGCCACAAATAACGCCCCGGCGAACGCACCAAACACAATCCCGAAATCCGTTCCGGTAAACAGCCCGAATACCGTCGCTCCACCGAGCGCCGCAGCCGTGCCAGAACCGGATAAGGGTTCAGACATACTTTTTCTCCTGTAAATAAAAAAGGGCCACCAGCGACCCATAAAAAACACCCCGTCAAAGGCACCCGCAGATGCCTTTTGTGTGGTGTTATTCAGATTTACGCAGTAAAGGCCGGAGCACGACCAGCGCCATCGCCACCAGCACACCATCTGCCAGCACCGACATCAGTCGTCCGGTGAAATCCACCACCACTACCAGAAACAGCAGGATGGCAGCCAGTACAGGGCGCGCACTTTTCACAGATACTGCTCCAGCGGCAACTGCAGCGCCTGCGCAATTTTCTTGAGCTGTGCTTCTTCATCCGGACCAATGCCGTCCTGGTCAGCGATATCCAGACACAGGCACAGCACATCAACCGCTTCGGCGGTTCCTGCCACATCAGCCAGTTCACGCAAAGCCTGAGCATTCGCACTACGAGGTGACGCTTCATAACGGGCGCGGATATTTGCACTCATTTGTGCAATCTCACCGGAGAACGGCGCAAAGGCAGGAAGTGCTGCAATGGTTTTTTCCAGTACCGCAATTTCTTTCGCGTCACAGGTGCCGTCAGCGTATGCAATGGAATACGCACCCCAGACGGTTGCCTCCACTGCGTCGCGGTTCTCCATCTTCTTCACTTCGGTAATGGCCTTGCGGGTTTTCTTTTTGAAAATACCAAACATCGTGACGTTTCCTTTTAGTGGGTGAGCCTCCGCCCTGGGGTGACCAGCCCACAGAGAAAGTCACACTGACCATCCCGTAAGCTCACCCCTGAAAGGCTCTGTGGTTTTTGATGTGCGCCGGGCGTGACGCAAAGAAATGAAATAAGAATTACCTGAAATTAAGGTTAATCTGAGGATTTAAACCATTTTTAATGCTTAGTAATATAAATACGTCTCTCTGGAGGAGAGAGATGCTTATTCTTCTTCATGGACTTTGTCCCGCGGCTTTAATCCGACAGCCGCGCCCTTTTTTCGCCAATATAAACCGGGTTGAACTCATACAAAAAGCTCGCCGAAGCGAGCCTGTTAAAAGTATATTTACCGTTACAAATGGACCGTCACCGGGGACTCGAACCCCGCACCACAAAACAACAATACGTGTTATGCACTCTTACCCGATGAGTTAGTGACGGTTTTTTGTTCTGTGGGAATCCAGCCTGACGACAGAATTACTGGAACACCTTGCAAAAAAAGCCAGCCACCAGAGACTGGCTGGCAAATGACAGAGTTTAAATGATTCATCATACAATCGTCGTTACAGGGGAATCCTGCGGTGCAGCAAGATACAGAAATGTAAGCAAACTAACAATAAGCAAGCACAGCATATTCGGAATTAGTTATAATTTTAACGATGCAGTGCTTATTCAGCATGCAATTCTGCAAATTACCAAAAAAAAACCGCCTGCTAAGGCGGTGGTCAAATCAGTAAGTGCTGAAGAGTATTATTATAATACAAGTGAGGTGTCGGGTGCCTCCCGAAATACCTGACATTCCATCAGATACTGTAGTTTCCCGGCTAAACTACTTAAACCACCCCGCACATGGAGTTCACCTCATTTTGTGATGTTAACAACATCGGGATAGTGCATAATCAGCCCCTGCCAGGAAATATCAAAAATCCCACCAATAATGCACTATTCCGATAGCGTCAAAAAACACAGCACCGAAATCATAACTGGTCTCCGTTATAATTCGGGAGCGCGATAAGGGATATACGAGACCTTTTCCCGCGAGAAAAAAAACGCCAGTGCTGAAAAACCTGTACCTCATTTGTTTTGCTGGAGCGGGCAGCGGGAATCGAACCCGCATCATCAGCTTGGAAGGCTGAAGTAATAGCCATTATACGATGCCCGCATATGGTGCCGACTACCGGAATCGAACTGGTGACCTACTGATTACAAGTCAGTTGCTCTACCTACTGAGCTAAGTCGGCACTGGACCGCCACCGGGGACTCGAACCTCGCACACTCAACTTAAAGGGTTGACGCTCTTTCCTGATGAGCTAGTGGCGGTTGGTGGCCCTTGCTGGATTTGAACCAGCGACCTGGCGATTATGAGTCGCTCGCTCTCACCACTGAGCTAAAGGGCCGGGCGCAGGATAATAACGTTACAAAATCAATGTTGCAAGCATTCAAAAATCACCTGGTTAAAAATCCCCCTTACTTCCTCCACCAGCGCATTCACCATGTCTATCCGAGATAAGTGGCACAAAAAACCCGCATTTCGGCGGGTTTTGTTTGCTTTTGCCATCACGTACAAAATCGGCAAAATATCAGATTTGCATGAAATATATGCCTTTCAATCTACTTTTGCAACACTTTGCTTTGAAAATGCCGCCTTTTGTTTTGAACGCGTTCTCATTACAAACAATAAAGCCCCACTATCCAGTCGGTAAAAAATGTGTTTCATTGCAACCCAGTGACGAGTAAATGTTTTGGACCAGTTTTTAGTTGTCACTCCCGCCAGTAATGCCAGCTCCTGGTATTCATAACCTTCCCCACCAAAAAGTTCTGCTTTTACTGCCTGCGCCGCCAGCCAGATTAATTTTTTCAGGCGTTCCTGCGTTTTCCCTGCAATTTTTCTGGTACCGGATTGAGTATTAAATTCATTCCACGCCCACTGTGTTATCGCGATCTGATATTCCCAACAAATACTCCCGCTGTAACACCACAACAACCAGGCTTTATGATGTTCTTCAAGAGACAGAACAGCCCGCCGCCACGATGATGTCGAAAACTCAACCGGACTGACCAGAGGAATTGACGTCCCCTTCGCCAGCGATTGCTTTCCCGGAATTGGTGGATTATCCCGCGTTATCATTTTTCCAGTCACTTCATCGCGGTACCGGATTTTTTTTCGCCTGTAACGCCCTGTATCGAACATGGCATTCTCTTGCCAGGCTTCAAGCTGACCTTTTGTTGCCCCACTCAAATCAGCGGTGGCGATAATGAGCTGCTCACGCACAAACTGTAAATACTGGTTATTCATGCGCACTCCAGTTCTGTGATTTTTATCCCCAGCCGCCCACCAGGAACGAGCTGACCGCGCACAATATTGATTTCATCAAACTGCTCGTCGTCTATAAGTAGTCCGGCATGCGTCAGCGCATCCAGTGGTGCCTTCAGGATATTGTCCAGGTCGCGGCGGCGCTTATCCGGTGGCTCTGCAATAATCTTTATCGCCAGCCTTCCGGACAGGCTTAATTTCAGCCGCTGCTGGCGAACAATTAGCGCCACATCACGGCGATAACGCTTTCCGGCTTCCGAGATGAAATACGTATTGCCATGACGTCGCCAGTAGGTATTCACCGTCGGCGGGTAAGGCAAAACAAATTCTATGCGTTCAGTCATTCATGCTTTCCACTTCAGAACACCCGAATTTCTCGCGTGCATTAAAAAACGAATCAGCAACAACAGCTGGCTGCCGTGTTTTTCTTCAAAATCTTTTACCCCGGCGTGCAGTTCGTTATGACATTTACGGCACAGCGGAATAACAAACAAATCATCAGCCTTTGTTCCCATCCCTCCCAGTCCATGACCAATGATGTGATGCGGATCATCTGCCTGATTACCGCACGTCATGCATTTCTGCGTTTTTACCCAGCGCGTGTATACAGGCATCTCTTCCCGTTGTGGTTTCTGGCGCTGGAGATACTGAGCCGGTGACTCCGGATCAACGGCAATGCTGACCACCGTCTTTTCCTGTGGCGGGTTTTGCTGGTGGGCGTGAGGCAGCGGCGCAAGATTTTTTGTGCGCTGTTTCAGTATGCTGGTGGTGGTCTGCTCTCCCGGTACGATGTCGCTTTCGCGGTACACCGAGTGGATTTTTTCCGCACGTAACCCCAGAGAACGACGTAGTACTGCCTCCGGTAGCGCGTCTGCCACCTGATTGCAGACCGCCCACCAGGATAATTCAGCCAGCGATAATTCCCGCTCCTGTGTGCCATTCATTGCGTGACCGATGACGTCAATCATCCATGCTGACAGGTTTTGATGAGCAAGTTGCTCGAGTGATTCGGATGTCTGGTCACGCAGCTGGTTGTCGCAGTGCCAGCACAACACCATTGCGCCGGTACCATAACGGTGAATGACGGTTTCGCTGTGATGATAATCGCCGTGTGGCCACTGGCAGGATTTAATATGGCGCAACAGCCAGTCAGACAATGCACCGGCACCACCAGCAGCACGAATCACCCGTGCGTTACTGAAAAACGGTAGCAATGTTTTGTCTTCCACCAGCTGCTGGCGAACGGCAGGAACGATGCCGGACGGCAGACCGCGCATGCTTTTCGGTTCCGGCTCCACCAGCACTCGAGGGTTATGGAATACCTGCATGGATTCACGACCTGGTTTAAGGAGCACCAGCCCGAGTTCCGGTATCAGAACAGGTCGAAGTAATACCCGCACGTTACCTCCAGATGCGTTGCTGGAATATGCGGGACGGACGCGGTGGGCGTTCGGAATAAGGGAGTCTGACGTAGATTATCCAGTGACGATAATCGAGGGTGAGGGCTTTCCTAAACTCATACCCACGTCTGCGGTAGTTCTGAATCAGCCATTCGGCCTGTTCTTCAGTGCAGGGATCGTGCTGATACCAGTCATATTTGAATGCGTGCGAACGCCGCCCGTGCCTGCTGGCACGAACGGTATCAGAATTGTGTAATTTGGTCTTGTGCGCCATCTGTTTTCTCTGCTGGCGCAGCAGGTGCCAGTTGTTCAGGCTGGCGTGCAGCAATATTGTCTCTGATTTCTGTTGTCGTCAACAGGCAACGTGCTATCATCGAATGGTGTTCTATCCTACTCCGTGAGGTTTACCATGCGTACAACCCAACAATTCAGCATTACATTAACTAACGAAATGGCTGACATGGTGCGCGCCCGTGTGGCTTCCGGTGCCTATGCTTCAGAAAGCGAGGTCATTCGTGAAGGACTTCGCGCACTGAATGAGCGCGATAAAGCAATCGAAGCGTGGTTAACGCATTCAGCCGCTCCCTCTCTTGATTCTATCCGCGAAAATCCAAACAACGGACGCTCCATTTCACAGGTTCGCGCCGCGATTCGATCCGGGAAGTAATCTGCATGACATATGAAGTCATCATTACTCCTGAGGCCGAACAACAAATAATCAACCTGCACAGATATATAACGGAGAAAGCAGGGAACGTCATTGCTGACAATTATGCCAATGCGCTTCTTGATTATCTTGATGGGTTTTCTACATTCCCGCATCGGGGCAATAAACGCGATGATATTCGCCAGGGGATGCGGGTAACTCATTTCCGCCACAGAACGATTATTGCTTTTGCCGTTGATGGCAGAAAAGTCTTTATTGTCGGTATCTATCATGGTGGGCAAAGTTATGAAACCGATTTCTTATAAACTTTTACCCACATCATTCCGGTGTTAGAATAAACCGTCCGCCTCCTCTCTTACTGGCGGATTCGTAGGCTATATAAATCAAAGATCCCGGCTCATGTTTGTGTCGGGATCTTTTTTTCGGCGATTTATCCCCAGCGGCAAATCGAATACACCACCAGCGCCACCGCCATCGCAATTCCTACCGTGGTGAATGCCTCAGGCCAGGTCATCGATTCACCTCCTGCTCAATATTTTTAAGGTCATTTTCCGCATACAGTATTGCTGTTCTGGCTGCTCGTAACCGGGCTTTGGCGTTTTTCTCTTCACGTTCAAGTTTTGCCACAGCTTCACGAAGAGCATCCCGCTTTGCATAGAGTGATTTAATCTCAGACACTATGTTTTCACCGTTTCTCGCACGGTCGAGAACAAGCTCGAACGGATCTAAAGCCAATCCGCATCGGTTACAGGTAATCGTACGATTCACTTCTGAAATTGTTGTACGGATATGCTGACAGCATTTTTGCTCGCCGCTTTTTTCTGTCGGCTATCACAACGTTGAGGAGTCCTTCCTCCTCTGATTTTGGCTGTACCAGAGTGATAACATTGTCGACTTCATTTTTCATCAGCTCACCTCCTGCGGCGGTTCCGGTAGCGGCATCCAGTCTGTTACATTGCGGCTCTGTGTTTCAAAAAATTCATCACCATTGCGGACAATATCGAAAAACTCACCGTCTCGATATTGCGCATAAAGAACGAATGCGCCATCACATAAAATAATTACGTGCTGACCGTCCACTGGCATCCGCTCACTACAGCTTATCCAACCATCCGGAATTACCGGCGCTGATGGCGCTGCGTAAAGTGGTGTTATTTCTGCCCGAAAGTCACCTATTTCATGCAGCCGCACCCACTGTTCGGCTTCTGCTTTGTCAGAATACATAGCGGTGAACGTATTATATTCATGGTCAATTTGCGTGAAGGTTGCCTTCCAGGCCACCGGCTCTGCTTCCAGCGATGCCAGTGCAATTTTGAATAACTCACCATCTACCTGTGCCATCCCTGAATTTGGGTGGCATTTCACAATTGCTATTTTTTAATTTAGCTTCTTCGATTAATTGCTCTTTGGTTAATTCAGTCATTTTTCATTACCGCCATTTCAGACGGTCTCCCGATGTTCTGAGGGGGCAGAAATCCCTCCGGTTAAGGATTAAATTTTATTTACAGCGCTAAATTTATTTATTCAGTTCTGGATTTTGTCGCCCTGCGTATCCGCACTTTCGCGTTACGCTCAATCTGAATTAACTTTTCTATATTTTTCCGTCTTTCCTGTTCCTCCTGGCGCAATAGCCTTACATCATCTGCCAGTCTGGTTTCTCTTTTCGCCACTGAGAGCATCCAGTCAAACGGCTCCACAACTGCACCGCAGATTTTACAGCGGACCTGACGCTCTTTTTCGTCAACCCGGACAGAAGCGTGATGGCAGTATGGTCTTTCCGATGGCTCATAAAGAAAATTAACTTGATTACGTGGGTCATCCTCTTTTGCCGGAAATAAAACAATATTACTTAACTCATCTTCTGGTTTTATTTCCATGCTCCTCTCCTTTGATGCGAATGCCAGCGGCAATTGAAGCCTGATTGTTAATTTCACTCACAGCACCACCTCCTGAAATTTCCCCTGATAAAACGACAATATGCGCTGCATAACTTCGCTCTTCCGGCACTCGCGACAGATTATGTTCTGACGCCTGTCGTAGCGGCGTATTTCTCCGTCTGGTAATAGCCAGATAAGGTCCGGATCAACCACAGATGGTTTCTTCAGATTTGCCCTTGAGAGTTTTTTGCGGGCGTTTTGCCAGTCCTTACGCGCCTGTTCAGACGGGAATAACCCGTAACCAGAGTTGTATATATCGCCACTGGCAACCAGCTCTCTGGCGAGAACGCTGATCAGATATCTTGTCGCACCTGTTTTAGCTTCCAGTTGTCGTAACGTCTCGCGACCGCTCTGGCGCACAAGTTCGACCACCTGCCCTTTAATTTTTTCCCGCTCTTCCTGTGTAAAAACTTTTACCACAAGTCCTCCTGAAAATTACCTCATGACCAGAAATACACACTTACCCCCTGAAGCCCGGTGGAATTTCGGTATCCGGTTCAGAAATATGATTCACACAACGCTGGTTGTTCGTACCGCTTACCGGGAGCAACCAGGGGTTTTCAAAATTCCGGTCCGGTCCAAAAAACGTCGTCGCTCGCTGAACAAATTCCGTTCCCGTTTTCCCGGTAGCCGCCAGGTATCTTGCGTAACGCCTCACACCATCCAGCATGGCCTCTGGTGGCACCCCCTCGCGTAATCTGGCCTTCCAGGCACTGAAAGCGGATTTCTTCGGGTTTGCCCCAGCACGCAACGGGTATTCCCGCCAGACCTGTTCGAACACATCCGGATAATCTACTCGTCCCACAGGCTGCCCGGTGTTTTCCGGGACTACCCGATCGGCTTCCCGCTGAATGGCGGAATCGGCTTCAGGCTGCTGCAGTTGGTGTGATTGCTCCGGCCTTGCGGTCATCACCTGCTGCACAGCGCCCGAATCGGCTTTCAGCGCATACGCTGAATCGGCTTCCGGTGTCGTGCCTGCTGGCTGACCAAGATTGACGGTCTGAACATCCCCTGCCTGGTTCGTGGCG